AACTTCTTTTATATTATCTAGTTTTTGCATTTATGCTCCTTTTTTCACTCCTTTTATAACACCTTTATTCTTAGATGCATAGAATATCTTTTCACCCTTGTTTTTACCATACTGTTTCTTCATAGATTTCATAATTTTTTTACCTTTTTTATTCAATGGCATATTAATCCTCAATCATTACAGCTGCTTTATTAATTCCTGACTTTGCAAGACTAACTCCAGCACGTAATTTAGCTAAATCTTCGTTTTGATCCATTTTATCTTCGCTAATTTCTTGTGCCTGCATTAATTTTGCTCTGTTTAGGTCTTGTGTTGCCTCATCATTCATCTTTTTACGCTCATTTTCCATCGCTCGAAGGTCAACCTCACGTGATTTTAATTTTAATAAAGGATCATTATCAAATTGTGATGTAATTTGTTTCTCTTCCTTCATAAATTCTTCTGTCATTTCTGCAATTAAAATAGCTTTTCGTCCTTCAACTTGATTCGTTAGTGCTTGAAGTTGTGCTTGCACCTGTGGATTGGTTGCAGCCATCTGTTGCATCTGCATCATTTCTTGTAATTGTTCTCTAAACTCTAGTTGAACTTGTTCTTGAGCCATTAAACTAATGTGTTCTAATATATTTTTTTGTATTGCAGCCATTACAGCAGGATTATTTCTAACAATATTAGTAGACATAAAGTTTAAATGTGCAGTTATGTGTGCTCTATGATCTTGACCAGGAAAAGCTTGAAAAGGTTTACCGCCTAATGCATTTATGTGTTCTAAACTTGGATCCATCGGTGCCATAGGTGCCGGTGGTGGTAACACTGCATCAATATTTTTTACACCAATTGCTTCATACATTCCTCGATATACTTGATACATATTGTGTGCTTGTGGATTAGCACTAGCTATTTGTAATTGTGTTTGCGCTAAAGTAATTCTTTGACTCATTGAAAATATATTTGGATCTGCAACTGGTATAACATCTATTCGATCATCAAAATCAGCTTGTTTAACATTTCTTGCACCACCAACAACATCATACGGGTACTCTGGTGGTAAATATTGTGAAACAACTTTTGATAAAAGTTTAAATTCTTTTTTCATCGCTGCATAACATCTTTTGTGTATTGCAGACATAACTCTTGAGCCACGTTCTAATAATGCAATTGTAGTTCCAACAGCAGCACCTTGATTACCATCGCCCACTTGCATATCAGCAATAGCCGCGAATCTTTGACCTGCTTGTACAACAATGCCTAATAAATTTAATAATGTTTGAGATGGTTCTTTGTATGGTAGTGGAAAGAATGCATCTCTCAAAGATCCACCTGGTGCGTCTACATCTTTAAACTCTCCTGGTTGTATTGGTGATGCTTCATCTCTAACTCTTACACCTCTTTGTTTAAATCCTGCTGGTAAGTTTGATAAGGTACCTGCGTCTAATAATTGACGGAGAGCCGCCGTTGCCGTACGACTCAATCCGCCAATCATGTGAATGAGTCCAA